CACAACCGCTGGCAGACCGGCTCCAATAGTCTGCCCCCCTTTCTTTTATGGCCGCCTCCGAAACCGATATTGTCAATGATGCCCTGGGTCGCCTCGGCATTAGTCCGGTCATGGCCTTGACTGATTCGACCAAGCAGGCCCAGTTTGCCAACCGCTTCTACGAATCGACCCGCGACGAGGTGCTGGCCAGCCACCCTTGGAACTTTGCCAGCAAACGCGCCGTGCTGGCCCAGCTGGCCACGCCGCCGGACTTCGAGTGGCTCTACGCTTACCAGTTGCCCACCGACAACCTGCGCCTCTTGCAGTTAAACGGCTACGATCTGGGCAAGGTGCGCGACCCTTGGCACATCGAAGGCAATCGCCTGCTGACCGATGCCGAGAAGGCCGAGGTGCGCTACATCGCCCGCGTGACCGACACCACGTTTTACCCCGCGCTCTTTAGCGAGGCCCTCTCGCTCAAGCTGGCGGCCAAGCTGTGCGCCCCCTTGACCGGACGCTTCGACCAGCCCACCGCGCTCATGCAGGAGTATGACAAGGTGACCGGACCCAAGGCCCGCCTCTCCGATGTTTTCCAGCAGCGCGACAAACGCCGCATGGCCTGGGTGGACAGCGACCTGGTCAAGAGCCGCGTAAGCGGGGGATTCTAAAATGCCCGTCTCGGCCCTCATCAATTCGTTCAACGCCGGCGAATTGTCCCCCTACATGGGGGCGCGGAGTGACGTGGAGAAATACCGCAACGGTTGCTCGACCCTGGAGAATTTCATCATCCTGCCCTACGGCGGGGTCATCCGCCGCCCAGGAACCGAATACTTGGGCAACCCCAAATTCAACGACCGGCGGTGCCGGCTGATCGGGTTCAACTTTTCCACCACCACGCGCTTTGTCATCGAGATGGGGCACCAATACCTGCGCTTCTGGTCCAATGGCGTGCAGGTCCTTTCCGGCGGCAATCCGGTCGAAGTGGCCAGCCCTTACACCGAAACGCAATTGCGCGAAGTGCAGTTTGTCCAGATCAACGACATCATGTACCTCGTCCACCCGGACGTGGCCCCGCACAAGCTCTCCCGCTTGGCGGACACCAACTGGACCTTGACCGAGGTGGCGTGGGATTGGCCGGCGCTGCTCGATGAGAATCTGACCGACACCACGCTGGCATGCAGCCACCTCACGGGAAACAACCGCACGCTGACCGCGTCCACCGGGATCTTTAACGCCGGCCACGTGGGAAGCTACTGGCAGCTGGGCCACGCGCTCGAGGCTGTCTTTACCGAGCGCAATATCGACGGCAATGCCAATAGCACGAACCTCAACGTCTTTGGCGATTGGGAATTTTCCACCTCGGGCGTCTGGTCCGCCATCATCAACATCGAACAAAGCGAAGACAACGGGGCCACCTGGCAGGTCATCCGCTCCTACAAAGGCTCCGCCGAGAGGAACATCACGTCGAACGGAAAGACCGAGCGCGAGGTGCTACTGCGCTTGGCGATTTCCAACTATGTGACCGGATCAGCCTGGGCGACCAACACCAACTACGCGCTCGATACCGTGGTGACCTACGAGAACAACGTCTACAAGTGCGTGCTGGGACATAATTCCAATGCGCCGGCGTGGAGCGAATTTGCCGGCAACTACGCGCTCGACGCTTTGGTCACGTGGAACACGCGGACCTACAAATGCACCAAGGCGCACAACAACACCACAACTGATTGGGTATACGTCAATAAAACTTACGCTGTTGGCAATTTGGTCAAATTTGGGGAGCGCACCTACAAATGCGTGAAAGCCCATAATACCAACGCTGTCACAATCCAACGAAACACAGGGACCGGAGTAAACAAAGCATTGATCGCTTACGACAGCGGAGGACAACAGCGTTTGTTCATTCTCAAAGAATGGTCTGAATATGTTTATGACATGCCGGTCGGAAATTTTGGGACGGTTGCCAACCGCATTTACATGGCACCGGCCCAAGGATACTGGCGAGGATTGGACAACACGGGAGCGCAATCTTTTAATGACCACCGCTTGGACAACAACGTGCAGCTGTTGACCACCCCGCAAGGCGCAGGCGCACAAAACGACATCTTGGCTTTGCATGAAATGGGAAAGGCTGTGGAAATGGATTATTCCCCCGAGAACCCCGAATACTGGGAGTTGCAGAATTTCCGCCCGAGCAATTTTGAATATTGGGAGCCTGTCGATTTCACGCCGGCCAATAACAAATACTGGACCCCGATCAATTTTGGCACGCGCATTGCCCGCCTCGAGGCCGCGGATTCCCGCGTCTATGGCGTGGTCAAGGTCACCGGATTTACCAGCGCGACCCAAGTCACGGTCAACGTGGTCAACCCCGTGGCCAAGACCACCGCGACCAAGATCTGGAGCGAGGGCGCATGGAGCACCAGCCAAGGATTCCCGCGCACCGTGACCCTGCACCAGAGCCGCATTTACTACGGCGGCACCGAGCGCCGGCCTCTTTCCATCTGGGCCAGCGTAGTGGACGATTTCCAGAATTTGCGTCTGACCACCAACAATGACGGGGGTCTTTTCCTCACCCTCTCGGCCAAGGAAGCCAACCGCCTCATGTGGATGGAAAGCCAGGACAAGCTGCTCATCGGCACCAGTGGCAACGAATGGACCTTGGGGGCCTCGACCGACGAGGGGATCACCCCGAGCAATGTCACGGCCCAAAAGCAATCTTCCTACGGATCGAAGTATCTGCCCGCGGCCACGATCAATGACGTGCTGCTCTTCGTGCAGCGCCAAGGGCGCAAGGTGCGAGAACTGGTCTACGTGCTCGACAAGGACGGGTGGGTGGCCCCGGATCTGACCGTCTTGGCCGAACACGTCACCTCCGGTGAAATTGTCGAGCGGTCCTACCAGCAGCAGACAGACGCCATCTACTGGGCGGTCAAGGGCGATGGCCAGCTGATCGGCATGACCTACGAGCGCGACCAGAATGTGGTGGGATGGCACCGGCATACAACTGACGGGCAATTTGAGTCAGTGGCCACGATCTACGGCCTCAACGGCACCGACGAGGTCTGGCTGGCCGTCAAGCGCGGCAACCAACGCTTCATCGAACGCTTCTACACCCAGAGCCGGGAAACCTTCGAGGCCGCGGACAAAGCCAACTGGTGGTACCTCGATTGCGCTGTTCGCTATTCGGGAACGGCGAACGCCACCATGTCCGGCCTCTCGCACCTCAACGGGCGCACCGTGGACGTGCTGGCCAACGGATCGGTGGAAACCCCGAAGACCGTGTCCGGCGGCCAGATCACTTTGGACAAGGCGCGGACCACCGTGCTGGCCGGCCTGCCCTTCACCTCGATGCTCCAGCCGATGACCATTGACATCAACAACATGGCGGACGGCACCAGCCGGGGACGCTTCAAGCGCATTCACCGCATGGTCTTGGCCCTGCAAAAAAGCCTGGGCGGAGAAGTCTCCACCGACCAAGGCCAGACCTGGCAATACCTCTACAACCGCGACTTCCCCGACCCGATGGACGCCTCGCCGCCGGTCTTCACCGGCGACACCGAGGTGGTCACCGCGTCCGACCATGACCGCAACCTCCAAGTCATGGTGCGACAAAACCAGCCACTTCCGCTCACGGTGCTGGCCTTGGTGGCCAAGATCGATTTTTATGGTGACTGATTTTCGACTAACCCGATGAGCAAGCACCTCTACCAACTTCGTTTTTATGACCCGGAGAATGACTATGCCATGATCTCCGATTGGTTCGCTGTCCACGGCGCGAAGTGTCCGCCCGAGCAAATCCTGCCCAAGCTGGGCGTGGTCTGCACGATGGACCAAGAGCCGGTGGCCGCGCTCTGGCTCTACATGGACAACAGCGTGGGCGTCTGCTGGGCCGAGTATCCGGTGACCCGTCCGAAGTTGAAGCTCTCGCAAAGCCGCGATGCGCTGGAAAACCTTTTCACCTACATGCGCCGGTTTGCCGCGAGCAACGCTTACCCGATCATGCGCGTGACCACCATTCCGCCCATCGCCCGCTACCTCGAGCGTTTCGGGTTCAAGACCGAAATGACCGACTTGGTCAGCATGGTGGGCATCACCATCGAACCGGAGGAAGACCATGGGAACCGGGACTGAAGTCATCGCCATCGCTGCGATTGTTGGGTCCGTGGCTTCCACGGGCGTGGCCATGTATGGCCAGATGCAGCAAGCCCAAGCCGCCGCGCAAATGGCGGCCTACAATCAGAATCTGCAAATGCAGGCGGCCCAGATCGCCGCCAACAACGCCATGGTGCAGAACCAGCTGATGAGCCAGCAAAATGCCTTGGCCCAGCAGCAGGCTTTGGCCTCGCAAAATGCGATAGCGAAAAACATGCAGATGAGCCAGCAGATGAACCTGCTCAACCAGCGCAATCTGCAATCGCGCTCCGACTCACAGATCATGGCGATGCAAAACAATGCGCTCATCGCCCAGCGCAACGCCGCGGCCCAAGACCAAGAGGCCAACCTGGTCGAGGCCCAAGCCCGCGAACGCGCCCGCCGGCAACGCGAGCAGAACGAGAAAGTCATGTCCGCCCTCCGCGGCAGGCAGGGCAAGAGTGCCGTCACCTTCGAGGGCAGCCCGCTTATGGTCATGGCTGAAACCGCCGGCCTCATGGAATTGGGCGTGGCCGATGCCTTCTACGAGGCCGGACTGCAAAGCCAAGCCCTTCGTACCAAGGCCGATGCCGGACGCTATGGCAGTGCCTTGGAGCTATGGCAAACCCGCTTTGTCGGACAAGACGCCATGATGGACGGGCAGGTCATGGACCTCAAAGCCCAAGCCGAACTTTCCAACCTTAACCTCGAACGTCAGTCCGCCCAATACGAACTGGCCGCCGCCCAATACCAAGGCAGTGCTCTGGTGCGCCAGCGCGATTTGATCAGCCAGCAGCTGACCTATGACATGAACGCGGCCCGCGGCACCTACATGCAGGGGATGAACCAAAGCCAAGCCTACCAGATCGGGGCCTACGGCACGCTGTTCAGTGGTTTGAGCCAAGCCGGCGGCCTGTATTCGAGTTACCGCCGTGACGTGAAAGCAGGAGTGTACTCATAGCCATGGCCGTCCCCGTCAACCAGATTCCCAACGCGCCCAACGCGGTGCCCGGATCGGCTCCCTTGCCCAACACGCCGATCCCCGGGTCCGCTCGCGCCTATTCCGCGCCGGTCCTCAACGCGCCGAACTTCAGCCGCGGCAATGCCATCCTTTCGCAGACGGCCCAGCTGCTCGACGCGCCCACGCCCCAGCCGGTCGAGTTTATCGACTACGCTTCACGCGCCTGGGCGGATTTCGGGGCCACGGGGGCCAAAGTGGCCAGCAACCTCATGGACCTCTCGGTCCAGATGCAGCGGTCCCGCGACGAGGGCAACTTGGCCAAGATCGACAACACGCTGGCCCAGAGCTACGGCGACTTCCTCACGTGGAGCCAGGACAAGCAGGCTGACCAGCTGCTGCCCGAATGGGAGAAGCGCAAGGCCGCGGCCATGAAACAATTTGATGCCCTGCCATTTTCCGAAACCGGCAAGGCCAAGGCCCAAGTGCTGATCGACAACAAGACGATCAACTACACGGTGGACGTTTCCACCACGGCCCGCAAACGCCAGATCCAAAACGCGGACCGCGAAATGGAAACCGCGCAAAAACGCGCCGAGATGATGGGCGACTACGAAACGTCCGCCGGCTGGATCGCCAAGCGCAAGGCCGCTGGACATATCGACAACGGGACCGAGCAAATGCAGCTGCTGGAACTCGACAAGAAGCAGCAACTGTCCGGGGTGCAGCAGCGAACCGCCATCAACCCATTTGAGGCGGAAGAATATTTCAACAAGGTCCTCACCGAAGGTGGGGGCAAATCCAAGGAATACGATTTGCTCGATGCCTATGCCTTCATGCAGGCCCGCGACAATGCCCGCGGCCAGCGCATTCAAAAGCAACGCAGTGGTATAACTGAAATCAGCGATGTTTCACTGAAAAATCCACAAGGCACCAACGAAGCGGCAATTCGTGCGATGGCGGAAAAATACAAACTTCCGCAAGAAAACACGGAAGCCTTGGTCAACAACTGGAAGGTGGCCTATGACAGCACGCCCGAAGGACAGGCCGCTTTTGCACAAAAACAAAACGACCTGTTTTACACCGTCAGCAAATTCAAGCCCGAGATCGACAACGCCAACGGGGAACTGACACCGGAATCATTCAAAGAATACATGTCTTTGGACGCGCTGATCCGCCGTGAGATGCCCGCCGGACATATCGAGCGTTTCACCGGCGTTTTGGATCGCGCCCAAAGCGAGGCCCGCAAAAAGAACGAAGGCAAGCTGGACAACGCCCAAGTCATCATGCGCCAGCAGCTGACCCAGCAAGTCAACCTCATGCGGAAATACAACATCCTCGGCAATGACGGCGGGGTGGACCGTGCCGGCAAACCCGTGGATTACCCGAAATACTTGGCCGTCGAGCAGAAGCAGGCCGAGGTGCTCGACGCGGTGGAAGGTATCTTTGAGCGCAACCCCAACATCACCGCGGACGAAGCCTTCAAGCAATTTCAAGACCTCTTCAACAGCGGGGGATTCGGGGACAAGGCGGCACAGGAATTCTTCCGCGGACCGGACAACCGTTCGTTTCTTGAAAAGCTGGGCGATTGGTTTGGTGCCGCGGTCAACCCGACCGCCAACAACCCCAACGTGATGACCGCCGGCTTGTCCTGGGGAAGCTCGTCGCTCACTGATGGCCTCGAGGCCGATGCTCCGCTTCCGCCGGTGGCCGGTGCGCCCGCCGCGCCCGCGGGATTCAACCTTGCAGCCATGCCCGCGGACAAGCAGCCCGTGGCCCAGCGCATAGCCGAGATGGCCGGCCAATCCGGGATGGGGGACTACGTGCCCCACCTCATGCTGCTGGTTGAGCAGGAGAGCAATTTCAACCCCAACACCGCAGCGAAGACTTCCTCGGCCCGCGGCCTCTTCCAGCTGCTCGACGGGGACCGCAAACGCTACGGCGGGGACAATAGTGTGGAAGGCCAGATCCGCGCCGGCTTGGCCAAGACCAAGACCAATATCCAAGCCGCCCGCCGCGCCCTCGGACGCGACCCCGACCCGATCGAACTTTATGTCATCCACTATCAAGGCATCGGGGCCGGTCCCGCCATCCTCAAGAACCCGGACGCGGACTTCCGCTCCACCCTCGACCGCACCGGCGGCAAGGGACACGCCAGCCGCGTGATGAAGGCCAACAAATGGCTCTCCGACATCAAGACCAACCAGGACTTCATCGATTGGGTGCGCGAGCGTTTGTCTCGTAAATCCGCGGTCCTCGCCATGGCCCAAGCATGACGCCCAACGAAGGACAACAGCTGGCCATTGAAAGCCGGGACCGCGATCTCCCCGACAATCACTGGAACCGCGTCTATACCGATCCCGACTATTTCGGGGAGTTTGCCAAGCGTCCGGCCATCCAGACCGGCGCGTCCCTCTCGCCTTTCCCCGAAACGTACGCCAAGCGGCAGGCCAACATTGCCTACCTCTCGAGCAGCCTCGAGATCCCCGCGGAGGAAATGCCCGCCATCTACGAGGCCAAGAAAAACGAGATCGGCAAGACCGCGCTGCAAACGCCCACGCTCTCCGACGAGGGCCTCTTCAACTATTTCAAAAAGCAGTTTGACCGCGAAAACGAGGTCAACACCGCGGCGGATGGCATCTACCAAGAGGTGCAGAAATCGGTCTTCCAGGGCCTCTTCAATTCCCAAGCCGGCACCGACATCACCGGCCAGCCTGCCTACCGCCCGCTGCTCGAGCAGAAGCTCACCGAGGCCGGCGAAATCCTCTCCGATGAAGACCGGCTCCGTATCCGGGAGAACGCGGACAAGATGGCGGACAACCTCCGCCGCGCCAATGATTCCATCGGGGACGAGGCCCGCTGGCTCTTTGATATCGTCAGCAAGCAGACCGGACGGGGACAGGAATACGAACTGGCCGGCGAGCAACCCAACCCCGCCGGCACGGTGGGCGGTCTGGGTCCGGTGATGAATTTGGCGGTCAAGCAGCCCGAGGCCGCCCCCGCGGGCGAGGTCGATCTAAACGACCCCGAGATGCTCAACTTCCAAACCGAGCAGATCCTCGAGAAGTTTGCGGACATGCCGACCGAGCGCCGGCAATCGATCTACCTTCTGGCCGGGGCCTTTGCCGAACTCAACCAGGTGGACAAGGGCGTCTTCTACCAAGCCGCGGAAACCCTGGGCCGTTTCCTCACCCGCGAGATGGGCGAGCGCATCAGCCGCAACTTCACCGAGGAATCCATCCGCGGCCAGCAGCGTCTGCTCCAGAGCGACCTTCCGCTCTACGAGGCGACCAACCTCGACGGGAGCAAGGGATTGAGCCAAGCACCCACGTCCGGCCAAGCCCCGATCACCGCGGAGCAACGCGAGAAGCTCAAGGCGGACGCCGCCCGCAAACTGAAGATCCTTCAAATCAAGCGCGAACTGGTCAACCTGGCCGATACCCAGATCGACCCGATCAAGGTGGTCACCGATTGGCCCACGTGGGAGCAGGGCTTTTACGGCTTTGTCGGATCGATCCCTTACGCCGGCATCGCCGCCATTCCCTTTGTCGGTTTCCCCGCCATCACCGCGTCCTTCTTTGGGCAATACAAGGATGACCTCCTCCTCGAATACCCCGACATGGACCCCGACCAAGCGGCAGCGATTTCTGCCTTGGCCGCTCCCATGGCCGCCGGCCTCGAACTAATCCAGGCCAACTTGGTCATGGGCCGATTCGTGTCACTGGATCGCGCCATCAAATTTTTCCTCAAGCCCTCGCGCAATCCCATGACGCGGATCATCGCCCGCGGCACCGCCAGCTTTGGTTTGGAAACCGGCATCGAACTGTCCCAGAACCGCGTCCTGCCCATCCTGCAAACCCTCGGGGCCGCCTTGAGCGATGACATACCGGACTACGATTGGCGCAAAGACATCGAAGCATTTGACGAGGAACTGGGCGTCACCGCGGTGACCATGCTGCTTTTCACTCTTACCGGCCTGCCCTTCATCACCTCGCAGGAAATCGGGCGCAACGCGGCGTATCTCCAAGACAAGAAGATGCTCAAGTATTTTGGCATGAGCGAGGCACAGGCCGAGCGCGTTTCCACCTCGCTGACCAAGAAGGAGCGCGTGGCCGCGTTCAAGGAAGCCGAGGCCGCCCGCGACCCCGCCCTCATCGAGGCCGGACGCCGCCAGCTTTTTGTGGACACCATGGCCCAGCTACAGGAACCCGCCGATCCTTTCCAGCCCAGCATCCGCCGGGATGGGGACCGCTTCACCGTGCTCGACGCCGAGGGCAATACCATCGCGGACCGCGTGGACGTGGATACCGCCTTCTACGAATTTGAGCGCATCGCCGGCAGCAGCGAGACGCTTTTTGCCAGCGTCCAAGGGGAACTGATCAACGCCCTCCTCGAGGCCGGCCAAGCGACCAACCCGGAAGGATTTAGCGAGCAGATCCAAGTGGCCACCCAAGAGGTGATCAACCGCTACAACAACATGACGCCCGAGCAGCTGCAAAGGCGCATCGCCCAGTGGGAGCGCGAGACAGGCCAGACGTGGCAGCCGGGAGCCGCGGTCAACATCACCGCGGTCAATACCCTTGAACAAGTCAAAGAGGGCCTGTTCCAGAGCATCACCCGCGTGGTCAAGGCGAAGTCCCCCGAGGAGATCCGCGCCGTCCTCGAAGACCGCGCCGAGGGCCAATACAAGATGGCCCTGCAAGCGGGACAATTCTCCGAGGCCGACATGGTGGGGTGGATTCGGGAATACGAATCCGGCACCGGCGACAGCCTGCTCGAGGAAGACTTCACGTCACGTGACGTAGTCGAGGCCGTCAGCACCATGTCGGTGGCCTACTACAGTGGCAACCTGGACAACGCCCGCGTCTCGTCCCGGCTCCGCGCTTTCTTCGAGGCACTGAAAGAATACTTCGCCGCCATCTTCGCCCGCGGCATCCGCATCAAAGAAGCCATCGCCGCCGGCCAGATCGCACCGGAATTTGAGGCATTCCTCGCCCAGAGCGTGGGCCTCGACATTGACCGGCAGATCGGAGTGCAGGCGGCCCAGCAGGCGAGGGCGGAGGTCAATGGAAGAACCGAGCCTCCGCGGGCCACGGCCCTGGACCCGAATGCGCCGGCTGTTATGCTTGCAGACGGAAGCATGGTTGTGGGACCGACTACGTTTGCAATCCGAGCGCGTCATGGATCGGCGGCTAAATTTGATCGGTTCGACATGAGTTTTGTCGGCACCGGAGAAGGTGCCCAAGTTTACGGCCATGGGCTTTACTTGGCAGAAAGTTATGGCGTTGCAAAAACCTACGCAAAAACAGTTTCGCGCAAATTCGGAGCAAGCGAGGAGCAGCTGCGCGAATACTTTGCTGTCGGTTCGACTTATACAAGCTACGGCGGCGGCACCGACACCGTGTTGGATTTTCAATGGAACGATGGAAATTGGAATGTCACAGTGCGTGGCGAAGACGGGCAGATTCGCAATCATTCCACCCAGCCGGATCGCCGCAAAATGGCGGCCAAAGGTGTAGAAGGAGCAGAGGGATTTTTTTACGAGGTCGAAATTAAGGCCAAGAAAAACGAGTTTTTGGATTGGGATGAGGCATACGGCGACCAGCCGGCATACATCAAGAAAGCGTTAAGCAAGGCAGAGGAGTTTTCTCCAGACACCTTGGAGTTACGTGGAACCGAAGCTGGAAAAGACATCTACGAGTATGCGGCATCTCTTGACGATTACGATCTTGATGCAACGACAAAGAAATTGCTGTCACTTGGAATTAAAGGCGTCCGGTATTTAGACCAAGGCAGCCGCACCCAATACCCCATTCAATGGCGCAAGTATGACGGTGACCGCATTCCCAAAGCGGGGTGGCGCACCAGAATTGGCAACATGGCATTTCCCGAGGATGACCGGCACGCTTACATTTATCCGGTCAACACCGGCTTCGCTGTCTACGTGGAAGAACTCGGCAACGGCGAAATCAATGACGTGGCCATGGGATTCCACGCCACGCTCGAGGAAGCCAAAGCCGAGGTAGAGGCGGCATTCGGACCCACTTACAACTACGTCATTTTTGATGAAGGATTAGTCGAAATACTGACGCGCAACGGACAGCCGATTGCCACGCCGGAATCCACGTTTGCCATCAGCCCGCAGTCAGATCCAATTGTGGCTGCTGCTGTTAGGGAGAAAGACGGGACTGTCTTTACAGGGCCTCTCCACACGAATGCCATCGAGGCGGCCAAAGAAGCCGGCTACACCGAGGGGGGCGAATATCCCAAAGAGAATTACGGGTTTGTTACCCGCGGTGGAAAATTCCTCACATCAGAGGAAGCGCGGGAATACGCCATCCAACAAAGACAGGTCACCCGCGCTGGCCTCGACAAATGGGAGCAAGAGTTGGGCATTGCCGATATGCCCGGTCTGGAATCCGGCGCATTTGCCTTGGCTCAAAGCGACATGCGCGACCAAGGCATGGCAGACCTCAACAAGTTGCCGGAAGGGATCACCACGCTTTCTGGCGGGGGATTAGTCGAAATTGGCTTGGAAGGATTGGTCACGCCAACGGTGGCAGTGGAATACAGTCCAGCGATTGCCCAAGCCTACCGGGCTGCCCACGGCGACCACGTGCTTGAGCAAGACATTCGCACCACTTCGCTGGCGGAGCACCGCGGCAAATTTTATTACCATTCTTCGCCGGTGTGCAAAAATTCCTCGCTGCTGAAAAGCGCAGCCAAGGGCGGGGGCGAACAAGACTTGGACATCGAATCGGCCCAATCGGTAGCGCGGCACATTGAAGAAGTGCAGTCCCGCGTGGTCACCATTGAGAACGTGCCGGAATACCGGAAGACCGAAGCCGCAAACATCATCCGCCGCGCTTTGGACGATCTGGGCTACACGTTTGACGAGGCGGTCTACAACGCCGCGGAATACGGAGCGCCCACCGCTCGCCGGCGTTACCTGCTTCGCGCCATCAAAGGCAATGTGCTGCTGGCTCCGCCTATGCCGGTCAAAGGACCAGGCTGGTATTCTACGGTGGCCGATATCATCGAAACCTTGCCCGATGATTCCATCGCCAAGGCCAAATACATCTACCGCTCGATGCGCGAGCAGGGCGTCGATCCCGACAACGTGACCGAGCCTTTGCTGGTCAGCGGCACTACGCTTTTCAAGAAGGTGGCCTTTGCCCGACCCGACCAGCCGGCGTTCACGTTCAAAGCCACACCGGCCACAATTGACCGGATTCTTCTGCCTGGTGGCCGCGTGAAGCGCGTGACGGCCCGAGCCAAGGCCCGCATGACCGGAATCCCCGACAGCTATCCTTTGCCGGAAGACGAGCGCACCGCGTTGACCATTATTGGAAACGGCGTCCCCCCCGCCTTGGTTCGCAACGTGTTTGGTCCGGTTATCATGCAGGCGCGTGAGATGGAGCAGGGGACCTTCTCTATCAATCCTTACCCAGACCGCGAGCAAGACCCTGGTGCTCCGCTAACCGAGACGGAGATTCGGGAGCAAGTCGAAGGCGAACCGGGGCTTACCGCGGACATCGAGGTAGACCCCGCCGTCTGGGAAACGCTCGATGACAAGCAGGGCCAGACATTCAGCATCCGGCCAGGTGCGCCCACCGAGGGCAATATTCCCCAGCTGCTCTACAAGCAACTCAAGGGGAAAAATGTGTTTTTCTATTTTGCCGACCGCATGCGCGTGGGCGAATACACGGGGCTTGATCCGGCCAGCGGCATCAAAATCGCGCTACAAGGCGGCCCCAGTTATCCGTTTACGCTTGGCAATATCGACAGCGATGCCGGCTGGGCCTTTACCGATGACGGATCGGTCTTCACCACCTTTGCCAACCGCGTCAAAGGAACAGACGGTATCGGCATTGTCTGCTTGTTCACAGAAGGCAACATCCGCGGCAACAAGACATTCCTCAAGGCGTACATGGCCGAGGTGGCTTGGGCCGTAAAAAGCGGGAAGTTGACCAAGGACGATTGGCTGGCCGAGGCCAACCGCATCCGCCAAGCCACGCTGGGCAAGGCCAAGCGTGACGGCACCACCATTGGCGAAGGCAGGGCCGCATGGATTCCGCTTTGGAAGAAAGAGTGGACCACGCTAAAGCAGGCCGAAAAAGCCCTCGAGGCATCCACCTACGATATTCGCGGTGGCAGTTTCTTTGGCTTTGAGCCAACCAAGGTGGGCCAGAAAGGCTCGATCATTGGTGCGACCAAGTTAGTCGAAAAAGGATTTCCCAACATCGATGAGATGATCAAGGCAATGGAAGACCCGCGCTTTGCCGGACTGCAATACGGCGACATGGTTTCCGCGGTGCAATTCGACAAGGCTGACACCAAGCCTTACCGCGCCGGCGACCTCAACGTGAAGCAGCACGATTCCTATGATGTCATCATCAAAGGCAAGGGCCTCGGGATGTTCGACAAGCCCAAGAGTGTGCTGACCGTTATCAAAACAGACAAACCGAGAGCAGCAGCTTTGCGGGCACTGTCCATGAGCATGGCGCAAACCACCTTCGCCATCTCGCCGGCTTCCTACTACGGCGACCTTGAGTCCGCGGTGGCCGCGCTCAACAGCAACCCCGCCTTCCGCCGGGAGCGGGTGGCCGCGGTGCTTTCCAAATTCAAGCGGATCAAAGAGCAGTTTGCCAACAAGGCGGACCTCGAACCGCTTTCCATGCCCGAGGCCGTGGCCCAGCTGGAAGCCATCATCACGCTGCTTCCGCCGGACGCACAATCCGAGGTGGGCGGATTCCGCCGGTTGCTTTCCTTTGCCACGGCCAAGGGCCGCCTCAATTACCTCACTGACCGCATTGCCAAGGCGGACGCCGCCTTGGAGAAATACCTCCGCACCGAATTGCAGGAGGACATCATGGATCTCCTCGAACGCGCCATTCCCAAGCGCGGGGAGAACAAGGTCCAGACCAGCAGCCTCGGGCCGGACGCCCAGCGCGTGGCCAACTTGGCCATCGCCGCCATCGAACTGGGCACCGACGAAACGTCCAACACCATGGCCGAGATCGAGGCCGCCTTGGCCAGCCCGGACATCACGCCGGACCGGCAAGAGCAGCTGCTCGAACAGTGGGGCGTGCTCAATGCCTTGGGCGACTTTTTCAATCGCTCCGCCTTGGAACTCGACCAGGCGCGGGTATTCCTTCGCCAGACGTTTGGGGCCGGACGCGCTATGTGGCGCATGCAGCAGGAGGCCCGCCGCAAGCAATACCGCGACATGGCCGAGGAACTGGCCGGCGGTCTGAAGAAGGCCACCGAGAACCAGATCGATAAGATGGATAAGGAAAACCCGTGGCTGAAGAACCCGCGGCAATTTGTCCTCTCGCACTATTCTTTCATGCAGCTGCTACGGAGCGTCCTGCCCAAGGCCGGCTTCCTCGAAACGTGGGAGCGGTCGATCCGCCAAGCCGAGATCGGGAGCAGTCGCTACCGGATGGACGCGGCCAAGCGGTTCATCGATACGCTCATGGCGGCCAGCGGCAAGAAGACCAGCTTTGGCGTGGGCCGGCTCATGTACAATATGCGGAAGACGCGGAAGGCCGCGGTGCGCTACAAGGAGGGCTACAACGAGAAGCTCATCCGCCTGCCCATGGAAACGGCGGCCAACATCCTCGAGGGCCGCGCCTCGGCCAAGGCTTTCGGTCTGAATGCCGAGGCCGTGGCCAAGATGAGCGAAGCCTACCTGGCCGTGCCGATCATGCGCCGGCGCACCACGCCCTCCGGAGCCGTGCGCGAGACGCCCAACCGCCAGCAATTCCTCGAATTCTACGTGCTGAAAAGCGAGGGCACTGATGACAAATTGAACATGTCACCCGCCGAGGCCATGCAGTTTCTGCTCGCTTGGGACCAGAGCGAGGTGCAGGCCCGCATGCGCCGGCAGGGATGGACCGACGAATCCATCGAGGACATGCAGAAGATGGTCACCTCGGTCCCCGGTGGGGAAGCCACGATGGATTTCCTCCGCCGCGAATACAAAGCCGGCGGGGATGCCGCGGACCCCGTCTACATGAAGATGTTTGGCATGGCCATGCCCCGCATCGAGAACTACGCGCCCACGCGCTACCGGCACAAGGATGACAGCAATGACCTTTCCCCCATGGGCAGTGCGCTCGAACTGGCCGGCACCACGCCCGGGTCCCTCAAGGCCCGCCAACGCCACGATGCCCGCATGCGCCGGACCGATGCCATCACCGTCTTCTTCCAGCACGCCGCCCAGATGGGTCACTGGATTCACTTTGCCGAGATCAACCGCGAGATCCGCGGGGTGCTCAAAAACCAGAACGTGCGCGAATCGATGGAAGCCACCATGGGGCGGAGCGGGTTGCAGATCTTCGACCAGTGGATGGACACCTTGGCCCAGGGTGGGGGACGCCGCGCCATGGAACTGTCCGCGGACAAGGACATCTGGGCCGCCCTCATCAGCGGCAAGAGCATTGCCTCGCTGGGATTCAGTGTCCGCACCCTTTTCATGCAGATCGACGCGGCCAGCCGTGCCGCCCTGGACATGGGCCTTGCCGAATACACCAAGACCGTCTTGGACCCGCGGTGGATGGCGGACATGCCCAAGGCGTGGAACTCGGACACCGTGCAACGGCGTCTCATCGAAGGCTCCCGTCCCGAGGTGCGCTACGTGTTCGAGCGGGCCGCGGTCCGCCCGAGCATGCTCCTCTGGGCCGCCCAGAAATCTATGTGGTCGATGCAGATGACCGATGCCGCGCTCACCAGCTTCACCGCGGCCATCGTCTACCGCAACGCTTACAACAAGGCCAAGAAAGCCGAGGCGTCCGATGCCATGGCCGAGCAGGCCGCCCTCGACGCCATGGACAAGGCGGTCTTCAACTACAGTCAGCCAATCGACATCACCAGCCGGTCGCTCCGGGAAGTCCAGGGCAATATGCTGCAAAAGGTCTACATGATGTTCCTTTCGGACGCCCGTCTGAAGACGGCCCTCTTTGCCGAGGGCATCGGCCAGCTGGGCAAGGAAGGCGAGCGGGGCAAAGGTGCCAGCACCATTTCCGCGCTGATGATCATGGCCGTGGTCACCCAGACGATGGCCAACCTCTACCGCGATTGGTTCAGTGACGAGCCGGACGATGAGATCTGGACGCTCGAAGGCTATGCCATGGCCATGATGCTGGCCCCGCTCTCCGGGTATATGCTGGTGGGCACCGTGGGTTCCACCGTGGTGCGCGAAGCATTCGGTGAAATGACATTCCAATCGACCGATCCGGCCAACGAGATGATCGACCGCGGCATACGCTCCATCAAAGGCTGGGACAATACGTTCAACACCTCGGACCCCGAGGCCATGCTCAAGCAATGGAACAACCTGCTCCGCTTCGCCAGCTTCAACCCCACGCTCGCCGCGCCCGCGGCCCTGCTCAACTTCGCCAAACCCATCGTGGGCGCGATGGAAAACGCGGAGAATCCCGAATAATCCGCTTGTCCCTCTGACGCAACGCTGCACTATTTTCGACTAATCCCATGGCTCTGCAAAACGACACATCTCGGATTCAATACAATGGCAACAACTCGACCACCTCGAGCTATGCCATTCCCTTTGTTTTCTTCGAGAACGCGCACATCAAGTGCGTGGTGACGAGCAGCGCCGGCGTCGATACCACGCTCGCCCTGGGCAGCGGGTATAACGTCACCGGAGCGGCCAACGCTAACGGCGGAAGCCTCACCACAACCGCCGCGGTCCCCACCTCGAGCAAGGTCACCATCTTCCGCGAAGTCCCCGCTACCCAGACCACCAGCTACCAAGAGGGCGGAGATTTCCCCGCGGCCAGCCATGAGCGGGCACTGGACAAGCTGACCATGATCGCCCAGCAGACCAAGCGTCTGGCCGACCGCGCCCTCAAGGTCCCCGAAACCCAGAACAACCCGAACGACCTGCCCAACGCCGGTAGTGGGAAAAAGCTGCTTGGTATCGATAACGGTTCGCTGACGTGGAACGACGAGCGTCAACTTCCACCTTACCCAACAGGTTCCGGTCAAAAGTTGTTAGTTCATCCCGGCGGATCTGCTGATCCAAGTTGGCAAACCGCACCCGCAATTGCTGATGGGCCAATTACTACCAACAATAGCCTTTACAATTTTTCACATCCTACGGGATTCGGAGGACCTACCTACACAAGCCCAATTCCTCGATATGATGATGAACGATGGAGCGAAACGATAAATGTGAAAGATTGGGGTGCTGTGGGTGATGGCGTCACCGATGATTATTTGGCTATTCAAAGAGCGATTGCCGCCAGTTACATGACCATTGATCCGGCGAACCACAGCCTTGATCCCGCCGTACCATCAAATTGGATGGCTTTTCCTTTGGAGCCATCTTTTGTCAGCGGCACTTACAGCAGATCTGGCAATACAGTGACAGTGACTACAGCTTCTGCTCATTTCTTATCGAACGGCGATTTGGTGTATTTTAATTTTACAAGCGGCGCAGCTGCTGATGGCGGATACATTGTGACCGTTGTCAACTCAACCACTTTTACAATAACGCATCTACAAGCTGGAGCCACAAGCGGCAACGTGCAGTTGCATCCGCCGTTGCCGGTTCTTTTTTATGGGACGGGCAGGCGAAAGATCCTATTTCCGCAAGGCGTTTACAAAATCAGCAAGCCAATTGTTGTCGCGCAAGGCGTCTGGATTGAAGGCATGACATCGCAGCAAGGATGTTTGATAACAAGTGATCCTTCGTATTCCGGTCACTACATTATGGATTACCATTTGTGGATTGAGTATAATTGGTATTTCAAACGTCCCGCTTCTGAAAAATCATCAGTGTATCCTTGGGCCTATAACCACGGTCTGCAAATTAAAAATTTTTGGTTGAAGGGTAACAACGCCTATACGCAAGCCCTTCCCGATACTTTTGCATATCGCAGACTTCCTCTGTTGGGTGGGTCCGGGGAGCAAGTCACAACCGCATCTGGAACATCTGGATCAACTACAGTGACTATTGCTGGAGCAAGAATGTACTTGGCCGTGACCGAGCCTAAATGGCGCATTAAATTTGCAAATCACTCAACTGTTTACGAACTGGCATCTCGAAGTGTAGATGGCTTGCAAATAACTCTTGCGACACCATTAACACAAAACGTGCCTGCTGGCACGGTTGTGCTATTAGGAACTCCAAGTCATGTAGGTATTGAAGTCTGCGGCGGCGAAGATAGCTCTATTGAAAATTGCTCCGCCCATTCTTTTGACGTTGGTATATGGCAGCCTTATGGCAGTCCGGGAAGCTATACTGAAAATTGTTCAGTATGGAATTGCGATGTGGGGTTTTGGTATGACGTTAGCCCTTCAATTATTGTCCGTCCTTCGGGGGATGGCATGAATACGTATTATAGGATGGGCATTGGTATATTCGCGCCAGTGTCAACCACCATTATATCTTGCAAACACGAAGCCGCGGGTGCCAATTATCGGGCATTTATTGAGCACATGTGTGCCGAGCAGACGAGTGCCAGTAATTTAAACGTCATTGGTGGCAGCTTCAATGCTATCTATGTGGCTACAAGTGGCCCGAGGCAGGATTGGGAAAACAAAACTTTGATTGAGTTGTATACTCAATCGTTTGACTTTTACGGCAATGTTTCTGTCACCGGTATTAACACCATGAACTATTGCCAGTTCCAAGCGAGACTACGCCGCGATTACAACAGAGACGTTTTGTATTTGTGGCCTACGGAGCAAGGCGGTGTAAGCGGATTGCATCGCTTTACTGCCGGAACCATGTCGCGTGTTGGCGCGGGACTGATGGAGAAGTATTTGCCTTCTGCTGGCAATTTTCGTTTTACGCCTTATACGCTTGATAGCTCCGTGCCGGGGTCGCCACGATATTCTGGGGCTGGCATTCTACTTGACGGTCAAGCTGGATTGCACGGCATCGCTACGTTCACAAGAACAGGAACGACGGCTACGGTCACAAGCGAAACCGATCACAAACTGACGGCTGGAGATTGGGTCCAACTTATTGGCTCTGGATTAACATTCCCAGAAGTTGATGGGGAAGGATTTGAAAATAGCTCTTACAACGGAGTTGCCAAAGTGCAAACCGTAATCAATGCCACGCAATTCACATTGCTGTGTAACAATGCCGGTCCTGCCAGCGGCTCTGGCTCACTGTATTGCATGCGAATAACAGACATGCACACAATTATCAACAATGAGCACCGCTTTCAAATGCCAGTAAATCTTGGCTGGAACGGAACAACGCGATTGGCATTTGGATTTTTTGACAAAATGAAACGGCTTGTCACCGGCATCCGGGTGGCCGCCGCCGGGGTTGGCGACCTGTGGGCCAGCGGGGCTTTGAGACTTGGAGGAACTATTGGTGCTCCGACTGCTATTATATCTTCTGGACCGAATGCCCCAACTGAAAATTTGCCAAACGGCTCACTGTATTTGCGAACTAACGGTGACGCATCAACAACCCTCTATGTTCGTTCCGGCGGAGCATGGAATCCCCTTGCATCTTATGAATCCTAAACACGCTATCTTCGCTATTTGTCTTGGTCTGGCTTCCGCGGCTAACGCCCAATTGTCTGCTGTCATGGCGGACACAAACGGAATGATTGTGCGGCCCAGCAATTTTTATGCTGAACCGTGGTCTTACTATCCAGTAACATTTTCATCATTGTTAACCAGACAAACAGGAGACGGTGAAGCAACGGTGACAAACTCGCGTGCCTCTGTAAGAGTGACACAATTTGACAATAGTGGCAGTGCCGCGGTCCGCTTTTCTGACACTGTTGCACACTTGGGACCGTCTGGAGCAGGAACGGCATTTGCTACAAGAAGGTTTACCGCTTGGGTATTGTTGGATGCCGTTCCACGCGTAAACGGAATAGCCCGAGTTGTGGTTGGAAATGACAATCAGTCTATTTCTAACGTAGCCATTCGTCCAACAACGGAATTTGTCGGTTATGAAATTCGAGAAACAAGTGGAAATACAAATGAAATTCGTATCATTGCCCACAACGGAACGACAGCGGTCAACAGTTCGTGGGTGACGTTGGGATCGTTGTTTGATCAATACAGCATCGGCGTGGAAAGCTCTCGAGGCACGGTAAAATTGTGGGCAGGCGTGTTACCAAGCAAGCCATCAGTTATTGCAACAATTACAAACGGACCATCAAGCAACGCAGATATTGGAGACAGTGCCTTTGATTTCGGACTGTTTGCATCAAACACAAATGTATCAGCCATTGGCGCGACTGTTTACAATGCGTGGATTCAAGTCTTGGAGTAGCAGTCAATGATCCCCGAAAGCCACACTTTCAGTCCTTTGCTCAAGGGCCTTACTGGGATGCTCGCTTCTTTTGGCGGGGCCTTGGTGACTTTTATGTCGCACCTCGAGTTGATCCTCCGGGTGGCCGGCGTGGGGATCGGGGTGGCTTGTGGCGTGGCCTCGCTGATATCGATCATCAGAAACATGCCTCCGCGTAGAAAGGGCCGCCTGCCATGAGTGACATCAAATTCCAAGACTACAACCGCATCGTCAGCCAGGTGGTGGCAGTGGCCATGGGGCCGGACGGGAAGCCGGCTCTGATGTCGCCGGACCGTCCCTCGGGGACCAAGGCGGAGGGCTATACCTACAACGTGGACGGCAAGGTCACGGCGATTGCCTTTTACAGTGCCTTTGACACTTCGACCAACACCCCGAGCGGATTGATTGCGACGAAGAACATCATCTGGAACACCTCGGGCAACGGCGCGGGCCAGCCGGCCTTCGTTCACTGGACGTGAGCAACTACGCTTACAATCCGATCACCGGCCAACTCGACCTTGTCGGTGGAGGTGCGAGTTACATCGATGGGGTAGTGGATAATAGCTCCCTGCTCCCGGTGACGGTGGGGACGCCAGCCCTCGACTCCGTTTTCCTTGCCAAGGCGGGTTCCGGCCTGTGGCTAATTTCTCGACGGCCCGCGGGACTGTATGTGCGTGTCGCCAACAACGGCGTGGCCGCGGATTGGACTTATCTTGGCGCGTTTCCAGAGGTGAACTCTTCCGCCAACTGGTCGCTCTATGACGGAACTACACCAAGCAAGGAATTAAAATTTGATCTGTCGGGGATTAGCTCCTCGACGGTTCGCACGCTTACAGTTCCCAATGCCTCTGGAACCATCGCATTGTCCAGCCAAGTCTTCGACTTCTACTACGCAACCGCCCCAGCAGGCGCAACGGGCGGCAGCGGATCGGTGTGGACTTTTACCATTCCGAGTTGGAGCAACCATCAGCTAATCACAATGATCGGCGCTGGCGGCGGCGGCGGAAGCGGGCGCGTAGGCGCGTCTGGAACTGTAAACGCTGGCGGTGGTGGCGGCGGAAGCGGTGCCTTTGGATTCTTTGCGACGCGAATTACAGGCGGATCGGTGATTGAAGTATTGGTCGGCGCGGGAGGTGCGGGAGGGGCGGCGGTCACTGCAAGCAATCAAAACGGTAACGCAGGAACTACCGGAGGCGATGTTCGCGTGCGCTGGGTAACGCCAAACATTACGTTGCGCCACGGCTCGACTTTTGGCGCGGGAGGTGGCGGTGGCGGCGGTGGCAACAACACCTTGGGCACAAACGGCACGGCTGGAGCTGGCGCCGGGGCGACAATTTTAGGAACAGGCGGCAACGGCGCTGGTGGCATTGCGGGCAGCTTAACGGGGACTCCCGGCGGCGGTGCCAACAACAACACCACACAAGGAGGCAGGGCGGGCGGATCAATCGACGCAACGCCAACTGCCTATAACGGAGGATCAATCGGTGGATCTCCCTTTACTGACGTTCGGGCGGCTCTGTATCTGCCCGATTTAAGCCCAGCAATCGGCACAGGCGCAAGGGGCGGAAACGCTTCCACAACCGCAAACGCTCAAGACGGAGCCAACGCAGGCGGATTGGGCGGCGGCGGTGGCGGCGGTGGCGCTGCGCTAAACGGATTCAACAGCGGTGCAGGCGGCAACGGCGGCGATGGCTTTGTCCGCATTGTCTGCTTTTAATTTATGAACAACGCCATCGCCATAGTCCAAGAATCTGAGGGCAAGGTTGTGACCTTTGTTCGCCCCGACCAGCCTGCCGGTTGGAAACCGCCCGAAGGCACCCGAGCCATCCCTGTTGAACAACTTCCTGCCGGATGGGAAAAAGTTGAAGAGGAAGCGCCCAGCGTCACTGCCGAACAATGGGTCGAGCAGCACCTCACCAGCACGCAACTCCACGCGCTGTCCGATCTTCGCTTGTCGCTTGTGCTGGCTGGCAAACCTCTCGGCCCCCTCATGCAATCCCTGCGCGATTGGACTTCGCAGCTGATTGTGGCATCGGCGGTTGATCCTTCGCCGCGGGACAATTGGACGCCGGCTCCTTGCACTTATGAAGAAGCATCGAGCGAAGCTGTGCAGGCGTTGACAGCACAACCCTAACCGGAAAGGATTAGTCGAAAACTATGAACTCTCTTTTCGCTACGCTCGCAGGGATCTCGCTGGCCTTGTGGAATTTTTATCTTCCGCTGCTGCGCGACATTTTTCGCACTGGGGCCACGGCCCTGCTTCCTCTCGCGGTGGACGTGGTTCGCAATCTGAACAAGACGGACCTGCCGAGCGGGGCCAAGCGCGACCAGGCACTGCTGTCACTGAAGAGGGCGGCACTGGACCAAGGAATTTCCGCCACCGAATCGCTGCTCCGGTGGACTGTCGAAAGCGCGGTGCAGCGCGTGAAACTCAAATGAAATCCTTCATCCTCCGATTCCTTGTCTCGAAGGGTGGCAGCCTGCTGACGCCGGCCATTGCCGCCCTGGTGGCCGCCGCGGTGACGCGGGTGGCCGCGCACGATCCTACCTTGGCCAGCCACATTGACCCCGCGGCGGTCACGGGTTTTTTGATGGCCGCCTTGGTGAGCGTGATCAATTACGCGACCAACGCGGCCCAGAGCAACGGGGTCAAAAAGATCCAGGCCGTGGTGAACGCCCCGGTGGATGGCTATGCCGGTCCGGTGACCTATACGGAAGTCCGGCGGGCCTTGCCAAATTCATAACCAAGGAACCGGAACCGGAAGACCGGCGTCCATTCTGGCAAAGGCTGCTGGCCTCGCTCCGGGCGGACGTGGACGGGAAACGATTCTGGATCAAAGGAAAGGCCAATTTCTAATGCATGCATTTCGAGCAATGTTGAATGTTGCCGGCGTGAAACACTTCACGGCGGAGGAATTGTTTTTCCGCGGATCGAGCGATGCGACCTTGGGGCTGAATACTCCGCCGCCGCAATCGCTTTGGAAGAACATGATCCCGACCGCGGTGGTGGCCGATGAGGCCCGCGAGAAGCTGGGCAAACCGATCCGCGTTCTTTCGGCCTACCGCTCGCCGGCGTACAACCGGCGTATCGGCGGGGCCAGGTCGAGCCAGCACATGAGGTTCTGTGCGCTGGATCTCGGCACCGAGCAGCCGGCGGCCCTCTACAAGATCCTGCTGGAGATGCGGCGGGACGGGAAATTCAAGGGCGGGCTGGGGCTATACCGGAACTTTGTCCACCTCGATACGCGGGGCGTGAACGTCAACTGGGCAGCGTAGTCACTTGAAAATGATTTGGCGGTGCGGCGTGGAGCAGGACACGCAGCCAGACAATGGAGCGTTACAAAATAACACCACAATATGTAACAAAGCGGGTGCGAATCCCGCCGCCGCCCTTAACATTCCTGCTCGCATACCCTTTCGGGTCGCTGATTCTGCGCCGTCTGTGTGGCCGCTTTGGCGCTATACCCGCTCGGGAACGCTGATGGCCTTAGTGAGGGCCTTGGCCATGGTATCAATTGATACCGCCGTGTAGCGGTTGCTGACGCGGACGGAATCGTGGTCGCAGATCAGCTGGCGGACGCGCTGATCGATGCCGGCCTCGGCCAGCAGGGAATTGGTGGTGTGACGCCATGAGTGGAATGTCTTGTCGGTAAGGCCGCGGCCTTGGCCACGCTTGGTGGTCTTCACGCGGACGATGCCGGCCCTGTCGAGCAGCTGGGAGAAGTGTTTGCTCGCGGTGCCGTGCTCCATGGCCGCGAGGGTGGGGGTGATGAGGCCCTTGCCGCGAAGCGTCTGTAGCTCACCCATGAGCGGGACGGTGACCACCTTGCCGAGGCGGGATTTTTTCTCGGGCAGGAACCGGAGGTTGCCGTCCTCGATCTCCTCGTAGGACCGCCGGCGGGCGTCCCCGAGGCGCATGCCAAAGTAGAGGCCGAACAGGATGCAGGTGCGCCATTCGCCTTGGGCGACTTTGAGGATGGCCGCAATCTCGCCTTGGTTGAATGCTTTGCGTCCCGAGGGCGTGGCGTCCGCGCTCATGCGGAAGAGGGCCGCGGGGTTGGCCTCGATGTTTCGGAGATGCATGGCGCGGGTGAAGACGGCCCGGATGGTCTTTGTGACCTGCTGGGCGGTATTGGTGGACAGGCCGCGCTTGATCATGGCGTGGTAGAATTCGCTTATATCCTCTGGCGTTATGGACCGGAGGTCATGGCGGGTGCGCTGCCCGAGGAAGTCTGCGAAGTGCGCCACGTGCTTCCGGTAGCTCTCCATGCTGCGAGTCTTGGCCGTCTTGGCTGCCAGATAGCCTTGGGCGGCCTTTTCCCACGTGGAGCGCCGTCTGGCCGCGGACATGCCGGCGGCCCGTAGCAGGGCATCCAAGCGCGATTGCGCCCACACGCTGTCCGGCGTCTCGGAGCGTAGCTCTCGGCCTACGGCTTCCATCTCGTCCGCCACGCGCTGGGCGGTCCGGCGGGCGGTCTTGAGTGGCAACTTGGTCGAGCGTATGGTCTGACGCCAGAACCCGCCCTGGGGGTGATCCGGTGCCGCCACCCACACGCGCATGCGGGCCAGCCAAAAAGGAGAGTTGGGCATGGTGGTCAGCGAGGCCATGGGTCAAAAGTTAGCACAGCAATTTGTACATGCAATACTGGTTAATGTGGTAAATTTTGGAGCGTTTTACTCTGTAACAGAAGGGCTGGCCCCGAGCGTCGGTTCGATTCCGACCCTCGCCTCTCTCTCTGTAGAATGGGCCGCGGAGCCGAGAGTTAGCCCAGCAAGTTAGCACACATTTGCCTCTTTCAACTTCCTTGGCGCGGGGTATCTTTCGACTATGCCTTACGCCGATCCCGATCAGCGCAAAGAATACATGAGGGAGAGATACCGCGAACGCTACGAGGGGGAGCGGGGCTTTCGGGACAAGGAGAACAAACGGAAGCGGGAGTACTACGCGACCAATGAGCGGTATGCCTCGAAGACGCGCCGGCGGTGCCGGCTGAATGCCCGGAAGAAAGCGGCGGCCCAGAAAAAGTAACTCACGCATAGGACTACCGATGTCCGACCCCCGCCGATAACGTGGGGGCGTGAATAAGTTATTGATACTACTTGCGTGGGGGCAGTTTGCCTTTGGCAGCTGCTTGGTGCTTCTTGCCTTTTATCTCCGCCGCGTCAGCCGCGTCATTGAGGGCCTTGGTGAGAACGAACCGCACGTAAGCGGATAGCGAGCTAAAGCCTTGGGCCTTGGCCTGGGCCTTGGCGCGTTTGGTCAGCGCGGGTTCCATCGAAATGCCGGCGTGGACGCTCTTTAGGTGCGCGGGTTTTTTGGGATTCATAGAGGGTTTACCTTCGCACAATACCAAAAGTTAACAAGTTTTCGGCATGGGGTATTCTGCCCATCTTTTCGCTTGAACCTTGTTAAATGTTTGGCAAGAGTTGGCGCTTCGATATGGCGAACAAGCGCAAACCCACCTCGCAAAAAGTCCGCATCACGGGCATCTCATTGCCGCCGGACGTTCTTAAAAAATCGCAACGCCTTGCCTGCAAGCTGGACTTGAGTTTGTCCAAGCTGGTCAGCCGGCTGCTCACCGAAAGGCTGGAGGCCCAGTGAGCACCGACCAGCTGCTTGAAGAGGCGCGTGGCACCTTGCCTCGTAACGTCAAGGGCAAGGGCCAACGGCGCGTGATCGAATCGTGGATGCCCGCGGTCAACGAACTCCGGGCCAAACATTTCAGCTACCTCGAGATCTACGAGTGGCTCAAGTCCCGCGGCATCGATGTGCATGAGCGGCCTTTGACATTTATCAGCGCGGTATCTCGCAGACGCCGGCGCTGGCTCAACAAACAATAGGAACCCATATGGACTACTACATCATCAGCATGCTGACCTTCATGGCGCTTTGCGCCGTGATGGGTGCTTACGCGGTGGGATGGTGCCGCGGTTACGACGAGTGCGAAGAACAGCACCGTTGGCACCGTTGGCTCCTTCGCCGTGAAGAGAACCGCCGCACAAAACTTTAGGGACGCGCAATGAAAAGAAAACCGGCCACCGGAGCGTCCCCCGGTGACCGGCCAATGCAAGAACAGAAACAAGTGAAAAATGAACACAGAACAAACGCAGCTGCAACTCTTTTCCCACCATCTGGCGGGATTGGCGTTGAAGTATCCGAGCCTCTATTTCGAGGACCGGCAGAACCCGAAACATCTGGCCCGCTACAACGAGGCGGACCGGCCCGCAAAGAAGTGCAAACTGGAATTCGCCCGCTTCCAGGCGTGGCGTCCGGTGGTGCAGACGGTCAACCTTCCCCCGCTCCCGAGGGTGAGGGCCGCGGTCTACGAGACGGTGACCTTTCGCCGGCTGGTGGCGTGGGCCAGCAACCCCACGCGGTTGGCGGAAATCCTGGTCGAGAAAGGGGTGCGCGGATGAGCGACCTGGCCATCAAAGAAGACAACAAGCGCGTGGAAGTCGCGTTTAACCAGAGCGGGGTGCAGCTTCGCAGCATGGATGAGATGGGGCGGTTTTGCCGCGCTATCGTTAACTCCGGTCTGGCTCCGTCCAGCTTCCAGACACCGGAGCAGGTGATGGTGGCGATTCAATGCGGCCTCGAGATCGGCCTTCCTCCGATGCAGGCCCTCCAAACTATCGCGGTCATCAATGGCCGGCCCTCGCTGTTTGGCGATGGCGCTTTGGCCTTGGCGATGGCGCATCAGCTGTGGGGTGGCATCGAGGAAACGCACGTGGCGGAAACCAACACCGCGGTCTGCAAAGTCTGGCGTTTCATCCGCCGCGAAGACAAGACGCCCAAGCTGACGCTACGGACGTTTTCCGAGGAGGATGCCAAGCGTGCCAAGCTGTGGGGCAGGTCCGGTCCTTGGACCGCGTATCCCAAGCGCATGCTCCAGATGCGTGCTCGTAGCTTCGCGCTCCGCGATTGTTTCCCGGACGCATTGCGTGGCGTGGGCATCAGCGAAGAGGTCAGTGACTACCAGCCGATGAAACCCGCCCGCGGACGCGAGGTGGCCAACAACTTGGTGCTCCCCGATGCCGAGCCGGAATCCATTGTGGATCTGGTGCAGGACATCGCGGTGCTCTCCAACCAAATCAAGCAGGAGGAATTGCTCTAATGGAAACCGGAGTACTCACCATGGCCGAGGCGTCTTACCGCCGAGCCGAAGGAATCAGCAAGTCCGACTTGGATTGGATTGCCGCACCCCGCACCCCGGCGCATTACAAGGCCCGTCGAGATGGGTTAGTCGAAAACGTGCAGACGCCCGCCATGCGTCTCGGCAGCTTGGTCCATCGGGCCGTGCTCGAGCCGGAAACCATGGCCGGCGCGTACGTGGTCAAGCCCGAGGGCATGCTGTTCACAACGAAAGAGGGCAAGGCGTGGAAAGCGGAGCAGACCGCCCCGATCATCACCCAGGACGAGGCCAACCAGATCCACGGGATGGTGCGCTCCGTCTGGGCGCATCCGATGGCCAAGCGCATCCTCACCAACGCGAAGACCGAGCAGTGTCTCTTCGCGGAGGATGAGCACGGGACGATCCGCAAGGCACGTCTCGACGCCCTTGTGGGCGGAAGTGTCATACCCGACTTGAAGACCTCGGCGTCCGCGGACCCGCAGGAATTCGAGCGGAGCCTTGGCAAATTCCGCTACCACGTGCAGGCGGCCTATTACATCGATCTGTGCCGGCTGGTTGGTATCGATAAAAGTGACTTCGTCTTCATCGTGGTCGAGAAAGAGGCCCCGTATGCGACCGCGGTTTATTCGCTCTCGCAGGAAGCTATTGAACTGGGACGCGCCGAATACCAGCGCGACCTGGCCCGGGTCCGCGATTGCACCGAGAAGAACAGCTGGCCCGGATTCACCGAGGACATCACGGTCATCGGGCTGCCGGCGTGGATGCAGAAACAGGCGGAGGGTTTGCTATGAGCGAACCCAATCCGCTCGTTCGGGCACTTGTCCTGCACGGCCAAGCCACGCTTGATTTGGTGTGGGCGCTGGAATGGATTAACACGCTGACCGACCGCATGACCGGCGACCACATGGTGGCCGAGTTTATGGCCCAGTTGGAACACCGCCGCACAACCAGCGACACGCTTAACGCCGCGGCCAAGGAGGCCCAGATATGAGCAAGTTTCTCGTTGTCTATACGGATCAAGGCGACCGACATGAAGGCGAGATCGACGCACGGTTTCGCACCAGGGCGGAAGCGGAGAAGTTTATCAAGCAGCAGAATGAGAAGGAGGACCCAGCGGAATATGACAATACGTTTGGTTGGACCTACGAAATCTGCGAAGTGGTCAGTTCCTTTGTCACCACGGTATCGGTTTCGGTCAAACGCGACTTAAAGGTCAAGGAGGTGAAGCCATGACCGGCACCGAACTACGCGACCAAGGCATGGCGCTGGTTAACGAAGCGACACCGGAGCAATGGAAGGACGAGGCCGACAGTCTCATCGTGTCCATGGCCCGGAGCGGGGCGGAATTCACCGCGGAAGATGTTCGCGCCTGGGTGGGCAATCCGCCCAAGGCCAATGCCATGGGGGCGCGGTTCATGGCCGCGCTCCGCAGCGGCATCATCCAGCGGACCGGATGGAAACATGCCAGCCGGCGCGAGGCCCATGCCCGTGCGTTAGCCGTTTACCGCGGAGTCGCAGCATGATTAAGGCCGTCATCCAAGGCCAGCCGGACACGGTGACCGCCCAGCAAAAGGGGGTCATGGTCCGCGGGGGCAGGGTCATGTTCTACACCAAGAAAAAGGTGCAGGACGCCAAGGACAAGCTCACCGCGGAACTCCGCCGGCATGCGCCACGCAAGCCCGTCGATTGGCCCGTCTTGGTCACGATCCGCTTTTGGTTCGCACCCGTGAAGGCAAGGCCGCTCGAGAAAACCCATGGCGTGAGGCCGGACGTGGACAACTTGGCCAAGGGCGTCTTGGACGCTTTGGTCCCCGCCGGCTGGCTCAAGGATGACGCGCTGATCGATCAACTCATCATTACCAAGGCCCGGAGCGGGGATGCCCGCCTCGAGGTCGAACTGAAAGACTTACTCAAATGAGCGACAGCCAGCAGAACTGGAAAGGCGAGAAAAACGTCTACCCCACGTTGGCTGCTGCGCTCAAAGCCAAGCATTCCGTGGCCAACCGTTTTGGCAATCGGTTCCGCAAATTGCGGATCTACAAGACGCGGTCCGGGTGGTGCTTAACCAAACGAACGAAAGGAACTTTTGTATGAAATATCTTAACATCGAAATCACTACACTTCGCTCGCCCGACTATATTGGGGCCGAGCCTGTGACCCGCGCCACGTGGTTGAACCTGCTGGCCTATTGCGCGGACCAAGAGAACGGAGGGGTGATCCGCGGGTGCCGCCCGTGGAAAGACCGCCAATGGCAGCAGGTGGCCGGCGTGACCGCAGAAGAAGTGTCCGCGGAAACCATGCTCTGGCATTGGGCCGGCGATGATCTGGCCATCAGCCATTACCCCTTGGATGCCGAGCAGCAGATGCAGGCGATGCGAGAGGGTGGAAAGCGGGGCGGAAAGCGGTCCGGCAAAGCCCGCCTTCAAGCAAGAAACGAAGGGGGGGTTGAAGGGAGGGTTCAAGGTAAAATCGAAGCCCCCCTCGAACGAAAAGAAAAGAAAGGGAATGAAAGGAAAAGTAATGTAATACAAAGCCCAAGCCTCGAGGAGGTGCAGACCGCCGCGAGCATGATGGGCGTCGAGGCAAGGCTGGCTGAAATATTCTGGAATGAATGCGAAGCCAGACCAATCAGCCCGGACGGCGAATGGACCGGCAAGGACGGACAGCCGTTTCGGAACTGGCGCAACGCGCTCAAAGCCTTTGGCGAGCGATGGAAAGCCAATGAGAACCGCAATGGCACCGCATTTGCGCGGAATGGCACCGCCACGCTTTCGACTAAACCCTTGAGTGTCTGGGAGGCCAAAGAAAAGAAAGCGGCCTTACAGGGCGAACTGGAGCGAATGAAGATGGACAAGCGGTGGAGGCAGGCCAAAACCGAAACGCCATGGGAAACCGAATGGAATGACGAGGGCCGAGCCAAGGCCCGCGAGATCCGGGGGAAGATCACCAAGCTCGAGGAGGTCATCGCGGCATGAGCCAGACACCGGAAACAGACATTATCGTGACCCGTCACCGCGGCGAACGCTTCCGCTTGGTCGCCAACCTGGTGCAATTGGCACGCCGGCTGGAAACCGAGCGCAACAAAGCCTTGGCCGAACGGTTAAACGCATTGCAACTGGCGGAGTGGCACAAGAGCAACGGGCAAGAGGCCCTGCGCCGGTGGCGGCAAGCGGAGGGCATGGAAGAATGAGTTGCCCTTACGAAAAATCCACCGTGGCCTACGCACGCTTCAGTGCCGAGGCCATGGAACTGATCTTGGATCTTTACAAGGAATACGAGCAGATGGCCGCGAAGAATGCGGTGGTGCCTTCGCCACACTTGGAGCCGGTCATCTCCTCGTTTATCGACCTGTGGCGCGTGACCGTGGCCGCTCACCCCATCCGCGTGGAATGAACAGCCTTGAATCCTACATTGAGCAAAACGGCATGGACCCCGCGGAGGTGATGAATGCCCTGCAAACCATGGCTCCCCTGGGCACGTGCAGCGACAACGCGGTCACGCCGGCGGACGTGGGCACCGCAGGCGCGGCGGTTTTTTGGGTCCATACGCACAGAGAACTCTTTACAAGGATTAGTCGAAATCGGAAATAGGAAACTGACTTATGATCAAATACAAAATAGACGTAACCAAGATCGTTAAGGACCTGCTCTACAAAGGCGAGAAAGGCACTTACCTCAACGGCGTGTTCTTCGATAACAAGAACGGCCCCGGCGAATACGGTGATGATGGATACATTGTCCAGGACATCAGCAAAGAAGCCCGCGAACGCGGAGAGAAAGGCCCGATCATTGGCAATTGGCGTCACCTCCAAACCAAATCCACGCCGGCCCCCAAACCCGCCCCCGCAGCTTCAACCGCGGAGGACGATGACATCCCCTTCTGATCCTGTGGACATCGCGGACATCACGCACATGTTGAATGAGGAGCCGGTGGAAACGCCGGCCCCGCGTCCGCGTGGTGACAAGACCAGCCAGGTGGAATTGGAACAGCGCATTCGGGCGGTGGTGAAGTGGATTGTCCGCGGATTACCTTACTCTGAAGTTGTTGCAAGTTGTTGTAATGGCTTTGGCGTATGTGAACGCACGGCGTGCAGTTACGTGGCCGAGGCCAACCGGCGTATCAAAGAAGCGAACGCCAAAGACCGCGATTTGGAAATCGCCAAAGCCAAGGCCCGCTACGAATCGCTGCTTCATCTTTCAGCTGAAGACAAACAATTCGCCGCGGCCATCAATGCCAACACCCAGCTGGTGAAACTCCTTGGCTTGGCTGAACCCGACAAAGTCGAACACGGCGTCAGCGACACCTTGGCCCAAGCGATGGCCGAAATACGTGCAGGAAACCAAGCAAAACTTGGCTGATCCGCTTTGGCGGCTCAATAACATCTACAAGATCAAGCGGCCAACGGATGGCCGTCTGATCAAATTCCAACCGCGCCCGGAGCAGCAGCGCGTCTTTGAACTGCTATTAAAGGAAAGGTGCCGAAGGTTAATTATACTTAAGGCCCGCCGGCTGGGCATGAGCACGGGCATCGATATCCTGCTGGCCGATCAGATCCTGTGGAATGCGGGCAGCCAGTGCAGCATTGTCGATCAATCCATGGCCGATGCGGAGCGCAAGCTCTCGACGATTGTCAAGGTAGCCTTGGACAATCTCCCCAAAGGTATGCGCGGGAACATCAAATTCCTGCGCGACAGCGGGAGCGTGATTGAAATCACGGTGAACGGGGATGCCGCGTCGAGCCTGTTCGCCGGCCTGCGCTCCCGCGGTGGAACGAACAACTGGCTGCACCTTTCGGAATGGGGCGTCATCCAGGCGGATGATCCCAAGAGGTCCGAGGAAATTCTGACCGGAGCCATTCCCAGCGCCGAGCACGGGAGCATTGTGGTCGAAACGACATGGAAAGGGGGCAGGGGAGGGCACCTCTGGAATCTGGTCAAGACCGCCATGGAAACGCCCGAGGCGGAAAAGACCGAGGCCGATTGGCGCGTGGTATTTTTTCCTTGGTGGAGAGATCCCACGTACACACTCGAAGGTCCCGCGGACACGATCAGTGCCATCAATCAACGCTACCTCGCGTCCCTCGAGGACGAGATCAAGCACAAGCTCACGCCAGGGCAGCGTCTGTGGTATGACCGCCAAGAGAAGAACCTCGGGCTATTCATCTACCGCGAATTCCCTTCGACCGTGGAAGAATGTTTCAAGGCCCCCGTCGAGGGAGCTATCTACGCGGACATGATCGACCGCCTGCGAAGCGAGGGCGCGATTGCCCCGCGGCCCTACGATCACAATGCCCTGGTCCACACCAGCTGGGATCTCGGCTCTCCGGTCAATACGGTGTGCTGGTATTTCCAGATTGTGAACGAAGAGATTCGCGTCATCGATCTGGACATGAACCTGGACATGTCGCCGGTCCACCGCGTGGCCCACATGCTGGGCAAGCAATACCCCTTTGGCATGCACATCCTGCCGCATGACGGCATGACCACCAACACGTCCGGGCGCACGTTTGCCAACGAATTGCAGTCCGCCGGCCTCACCAACATTCGCGTGGTGCCTCGGACCAACGACATCTGGGTGGGCATCAACCGTCTGCGACAGCTGCTCCCACGCTTTACCTTTCGGCTGCCCTTTTGTGAACACGGCCTCGATGCCCTGGCCGCCTATCACTACAAGCCGGTCAGCGCCACGGGCCTCACCAACAACGAGCCGGTGCATGATTGGTCGAGCCACCCGAGCGATGCGCTTCGCATGCTGGCCGAGGCCGAGGTGGCCGGCATGCTGCCCATGGGCGGACCGGCCCGCCGTGATCCGGTCATCGTTCGCACCGGATTCCGCGACAACATCGTGGTGCGCCGGTGACATGTACACGCCGTAAACATGTAACCAAAACATGTCGAAATTTGTGACAAATCTAAACATGAAACCACCCGCCCAACTGGTCTACGAACTCTACACCGCGGACAGTCCGCGCACTTTTCAGCAGGACATACAATTGCACTTTCTGCATGGTTATGTCTTCTCCACCCCGGAAGAATTCCTCATGGGCCGTCCGGTCGAGAGCACCGCGGACCAGGACGATATCCGCAACCCTGCCGTGGTCTTCGACCGCGAAGATTGCGACTGCTGGTACATTTATGCCTATGCCACGCGAAACCCCACATTTGAAAATTGGGCGGGATTAGTCGAAAAAGTGTTGCGCTGGATGCCGTACGCGCTACCTCTCGCTGCATGGGAAAGGCGCAAGCATAACCGCATGTTGTTTTTTCCGATCAAGAGATTCCAACAAATCATTCAACGACCATGAGATTTTACACTCGCTCACGCCTCGATCTGACGTGTCGCAATTACGGCGGCATGTTTGGCGGTGGCTCACGCCCCGCGCCGGCTCCCATGCAGATCCCTGCACCAGCACCTGTTCCTCCGCCCCCACCGCCACCCCCGCCACCGCCGATGCCGAAGATGCCTGCCATGCCGGCCCCGGCTCCGCTTCCTCCTCCTCCTCCTCCGCCACCGGCTCCTGCTCCTCCTCCGCCGCCGGCCAGCGGTCCCAACCGCGTCGAGGCCGCCGAGGCACAGACCAGCAACCGCATGCAGCAGCAGAAACGCCAAGGCCAAGCCAAGACGCTTCTCGCCGGCGAAACCGGAGGCTACTTCAATCCGGCCACCGGACCGCGCTCGCTGCTTGGTTAAGGGTTAGTCGAAAGACATGGAACAAAAGGCTGACCTTGTCCGGCTGGGGGAGTATGTGCTCACCCGCCACCAGGACCTGCTGTCCAACCGCAAGGTGTGGGACACCATGTGGCAGGACATCGCGGACTTTTGTTTGCCCCGCAAGGCGGAGATCGTCAACAAGAAGGAATACCCGGACACGTCACGCAATGACGTGCTCTTCGATTCCACGGCGATTTACGCCAACGCGGTGCTGGCCAATGGCCAACTCTCTTACATGTCGCCGGCGGACAGCCGGTGGTTTGTTTACGAGCCACCCGCGGCCATCAAAGACAACGACAAGGCGAAGACGTGGTTCCAGCAGTGCTCCGAGATTGTCCAGCTGAACCTGGCCAACTCCAACTTCTACTCCGAGGTCCATGAACTCTATTTTGACGATGGCACGTTTGGCACTTACGCGATGTTTTGCGAACCTGGCCGCCGTCATCCGGTCACCTTCACCACCTTCCCCTGTGGCAGCTTCTGCATCTCGGAAGATGACGAGGGCCTGGTGGATACGATCTTCCGCGAACTGAAGATGACCTGCTTGCAGGCCGCGGACAAATTCGGGGAGGAGAACCTCTCGGAGAAGATGCGGAAGCAGGTCGAGGAATACCGCAAGACCGGCAAGGGCGGCAACACGCTGCACGATTTTGTCCATGCCATCTATCCGCGCCGGCACAAAGACCGCGCTCCGGGCAAGGCAGACGGCGAGAACAAGCCGATTGCCAGCGTCTACGTGGACAAGTCGAGCAAGCACGTGGTGCGCTCGAGCGGATTTGACGAGCAGCCCTTCTTTGCCGGTCGCCACCTCAAGTGGGGCGATTCGGCCTACGGCTGGTCCCCCGGTTGGATTGCCATGCCCGAGGCAAGGCAGCTGAACTTCTTGGTCAAGCAGATGGATGCGCTGGCCGAGATCAAAGCCTTTCCCAGAATTTTGATTCCGAGCACGCATGAGAACGAAGTGGATCTCCGCTCCGGTGGATTCACCTACTTCGATCCTCTCAATCCCAACGCGCTGCCCAAGGAATGGCTGACCCAAGGGGAGTACCAGATCGGACTCGAGCGCGAGAAGCGCAAGGAAGCCTCGATCCAGCGGGCGTTCCACGTGGATCTCTTCCAGATGTTCGCCATGCTCGACCAGAAGCAGATGACGGCCCGCGAAGTGGCCGAACGCGCCTCGGAAAAGCTGGTGCAATTCAGCCCGACCTTTGCCCGCAAAACGACCGAACTCTTCAACCCGTTGCTCCGCCGCGTCTTCAATCTCCACCTGCGCCAGGGCCTCTTCCCGCCGCCGCCCCCGGACGTGATCGTGCAGAACGAAATGACCGGCATCCCCGAGATCCCCGAGCCGGAAGTGACCTACACGTCCCGCGTGGCCTTGGCCATCAAGAGCCTGCACAACCTGGCCTTCATGCGGACCATGGAGCGTCTGGCCCCGATCATCCCGCTCAAGCCCGAGATCCTCGACAACTATGACATGGACGCCGTGTCCCGCGACCTCGGTCGCAATGACGGGGTGCCGGCGGATTGGATCTTGGACACCGACAAACGCGACCAAATGCGCGAGGAGCGGGCCGCGCAAATGCAGGCCATGCAGGAGCAGCAGCAAATGATGGCCCAGGCGGACATGGCAGCCAAGGCCGGCTCGATCAAGAGTGACAGCATGGTAGGCCAAGCCATCCAGCAATCTCTATGACAAGTGACGCCACGCTCGAGGCCCAGAAGAAGGGCCAGCAAATCACCAACGCTTTTCACCGCGTCTTCTCGAGCGAGGACGGGCAACTCATTTTGGAGCACCTCCGCTCCTACTTCCGCGTGGACCGGCCCGCCTTCCAGCGTTCCATGCACAATGCCTATGACCCCTTGGCCGCGGCCCTCCGCGATGGCCAACGCGAGGTGCTTCTTTTCATCCAACACAAGCTCTCCGAGCCAATGGTGGGGGATGCCGACTTTGACCAACCGAAGACCAAGATCGTGCGCTAATCGCAGGGTGGAGAAGAAGTATCTCGTTAGGTCCATAACCTAAAGATCGCCGGTGCAAGTCCGGCCCCTGCAAGCGCGGGATTAGTCGAAAACCAACCAATCTATGGACACATCCACAGCACCCGCCGGGGACGCCGCCATCACGCCGGCGTCCGAAACCGCACCCGTCACCAGCCTGCTCGAGGCCACCCCGTCTTCCGAGCCATCCGCTCCCGCGGCACCCGCGGAAAAGCCGGAATGGCTCCCCGACAACTTCTGGCGCGAAGGCCAAGCCGATTACCAAGCCCTCGCCAAGAGCTACCGCGGCATGCAGGAGATCCTGGGCCGCAAGAGCCAATCGGTTCTGGTGCCTAACGAGAAGAGCAAGCCCGAGGAAATCGCGGAATTCCGCAAGGCCCTGGGCGTGCCGGAAAGCCCAGACGATTACTTGAAGAGCCTCAAGCCCGAGGCCCTGCCCGAGGGCGTGCAGTTTGACGAAGGCATGGCCAAGGCCGCGGCCCAGCTGGCCCACAAGCACAACATCCCACCGGCGGCCATGAAGGAACTGGCCGCCCTGCAAATCGGGCAAGTGCAAGCCATGGCGCAAGCCAGCGAGCAAATGGTCATCCAACAGCTGCAAGCCGGCAAAGAGCAGCTGCAAAGCGAATACGGCGACAAGTTTGGCGAGAAGCTCGACTTGGCCAAGCGGGCCGCCATCACCGCGGGCATCGATCCGACCGCCCGAGGCTTTGCTGATCCGGCCATGGTCAAGCTGGCCGTCTGGGCCGCGGAACAAATCGCGGAAGACAAGCTGGTCAGCGCCAACGCCAGCCCCATGCAAGTGGGCAAGGATCGCGCTCTGGACATCATCGCCAACCCGGAGAACCCGCTCCACCGCCGTTACCAGGAAGGTGACGAAGACGTGGTCCGCCAAGTCCGCTCCTACCTCTCACAACGATGAAACCCCAACTCTTGGTGGTGGTCAGCGACCTGCACTGTGGCAGCACGGTGGGCCTGCTCGCGCCGGATGTGGAAACGCATTACGGCAACACGGTGGGCTTTGGTTCCAACTACCACCAAGAGTGGCTGTGGGACAAATGGCAGGAGGGCATGCGGCGGGTCTTCGACTTGGCCGGCGATGATCCCTACGTGCTCTTGTGCAATGGCGATGCGACCGAGGGCATCCATCACAGGTCCCCCGAAGTGGTGGCCACCTTGATCGAAGACCATTGCCGGATGGCCGCCGCGGCCTTGAAAGGCTACGCGGAAAAGGCGGCCAAGATTCTGATCACCCGAGGGACCGAGTGCCACACGCACAACGTCGAGGACTACCTGGCCAACCTTCTCGGGGCCGGCGAGGCCCGCGACCATTGGCTCTTCACCATCAACGGCACGCTCTGCAACGCGACCCATCACATGCCGGCCACCAGCCGAGCCTATCTGGAGGCCAGCGCCATGAGCATCAACTTGGGCAATGCCCGCCTCAACTGCATCCGGTCCGGGCATCCCGTGCCGAGTGTTTACCTCCGCGCCCATCGCCATTGCGGCGGCTGGTATACGGACGGGGCCGGCATGCTCGCCGTGACCGGAGGATGGCAATTCCTCACCCGCCACGGGAAGAAGGTGGTGCCGGACGCCATTCCGCGTCCCAGCGTCATCGTGCTCGATTGGCGTGGCCTGGAGGAGGGGACCCTGCCTCACGTCCACAACTTCACCTTCAACCCGCCGCCGCCGGTTGTTACCCACCTATGACCGCGGAAATGATCAACGCCGCCGCGTGGAAAGCGGCCATCACCGTGCAGCGTCCCGCGGACCACGTGCCCGCCGGATGGCACACCGTGCCCGAGATTGCCGAGGCCCTGGGCAAATCGGTGGACGGCATGCGGATGAGTCTGAACAAGGCGGTGAAAGCCGGACGCATTGAACGCAAGGACTTCTACATCCCCACGCCCAAGCGCGGGGTCTATTCGGTCCCGCACTACCGCCAGAAAATGGAGTAACGCCATGGCCGCCCGTGTCCCCACCATGCGCTTCAAATACGATGGGTCTTGGTGGCGCGTGAAGATCATGCGTCCGCCGGCCCGCGAGTGCCTGGAGGGCATGGCCGACTACGAAACCCGCACGGTCTACCTCGATCCCCGCGCCGTGGCCGCCAATGGCCTCGGCATCATCGTCCATGAGATTGCCCACGTGGTCCTGCCCCACGTGGCCGAGGAACCCATCCTCGAACTGGAACGCATCTGCTCCGCGGTGGCCAAGTTTACCGGAAAGCAGTGCCAGGGCCAAATCACCATCGGCCACCACAAGCCGGCATGACCACCGTCCCGCTACTTATCTGCACGGCCTGTTATATTGCCACCTCGGTGGGATTCTACAAACAGGGCCAGATCGGAATGTCCATCGCCTTCGCCGGATACAGCCTCGGGAATATAGGCTTCCTCTACATTTGCGTTTTCGGCTCAAAATAGAAATTTCTTTTTGACCGCGTTGGGGCGCGGGATTAGTCGAAAGGTAGTACGAGAGCAGACAACTCCTTGGTGAGCCTGCCCGCGGCAAACCCAACAGGCCGGGACCTGCACTGTGCAGACAATCCGGTAGGCCGAGGGACAGAAAACCAAAAACCCGACCGACACCGCCAACGCGGGGTTAGTCGAAAACCAAAGGAGAAACATTATGTCTGCTATCACCCAGATCCCCGAGTTTTTCACGACCGAGTTTTCCGCCAACTGGAATCACCTCGTTCAGCAAAAACTCTCCAAGCTCCGCGAATTCGTGGTCATCGACCGCGTTCAAGGAAAAGAGAAAAAGTACAACCAGATGGCCAGCGTCAACATGACGCAGATCACTGCGCGTGCTCAAACCACCAACATCACCGACACGGCGATGGCCCAACGCTGGCTTCGCCCCCTGCAATACGAGAAGGCTGACCTCCTCGATGAGTGGGATGCCGAACTGCTGGGCGAAGTTTCGCTCCCGCAGAGCGAGTTGGTGACCAACCACGCCATGGCCTTTGCCCGCAAGTGCGACGAGATCATCCTCGCCGCCGCTGTCGGCACGGCCTCCACCGGAGCCACCGGAACGACCAACACGGTCCTTCCCGCCGGCCAAAAGATCGCCCACGACTTTGTCGAGAGCGGCACCGCGGCCACCAGTGGTTTGACCATCGCCAAACTGCGCCAAGCCAAGTTTATCTTGGATGACGCGGACGTGGACGAGGATGACCCGCGTATCATCGCGGTCAGTCCCCGCCAATTGCAGGACCTGCTCCGCACCACCGAAGTGACCTCCGCCGACTACAATACGGTGAAGGCTCTGGTGGCCGGTCAGCTGGACACCTTCATGGGCTTCAAGTTCCGCGTGGTCAACAAGGCGTTCTTCACCTTGGCCAGCAGCCGCCGCGAAGTGGTTGCCTACGTCAAGAGTGGACTCCGCATGACCGATGCCGGACGCCGTGTCCACGTGGACATCCGCCCCGACCGCAGTCACTCGCTGCAAATCCGCACCACCGCTTCCATCGGCGCAACCCGCATGGAA